CTAGATTTAATGTATAACCAAGAGTAATAGAAACCTTGGTATTATCGTTTTCTTGCATACCCACTCCTTATTGCTAGTTAATCGATTCGTTCCAAATTGGAATAAATCTACCGTCTTCTGTCTTCGTATATTTAAGTATACCATCACCCATTCTTCTAGTCAACTCTTGCGTACTAGGAGTAATATCATTTGTAATTAAATTATCTTTCCTTGGTCTACCTATATGGTACGAAGCAAGTATATCACGTATGTCTTTTACTTGTGATTCTGAATAATATGATCTTACTTGCCATCCTCGTGCCCCGCCTTTTTGTGATCCAGTAGGGAATGGTATAATCCCTCGTCTCATTAAAGAAGGCATATATTTTTTATGTCTATTTACTAATTCAGCCGTTTCTCTAACTGTATATGCACGTTCTCTTTTATTTTTAAAATCAGAAATTAAACAACTTTCAATTCTATCTTTATTAATATTATATACAGACATGATTCCGTTGGATTTATTAAAATGGTGAATCCTTACTAACTCACCGTTTAAGAACCAAACCTTTTTATTGCCAGGTATTACAGGGGCGAGATTGTATGCTTCGCTCTCAAGATTTCCTTTTCTAACAGCCATGATCCTCCTATGACGCTCTGTGGTGGGTTCATAAACTCTCTTGTCCCACAAGACATGCAATATAATTCTAGATGAAGACGAGAACTATAAAGTCTATCAAGAAACATTCTTCCTTTACATTTTTTACATTCTAACATTAATTAGGAATTCCAAGTGCAATTATATTGATACCAATAGAAACATTGCCACTTGTTTTAAACTTTACAACTCCATCCACTTTTGACACTGTAACATTTTTTAACACTACAGAAATGTCAGATCCAGCAGAAGTACCATCAATATTTATTGGGGTAGCAGTAACAATTGGGGCATACTTAAATCCAGAATAACTTAAAGAAAATGGAAGTTCGTTTCCAGCACTAACTGTACTATTATTTGCAACCTCTACATATCCACCAACCATTCTCATTTCAGATGATTTCACATCTTGTTTTCCAGAAGATATAGTATCTATTGTTAAATATTTATTAAGTGAAGGGGAAACTTGAGTAGACAATGTATTTAAAGTATCTGCTATTTGATACATATAAGCAACATCAAGTGGTTGACCACGATTTGGGAGAGGTATTCTAGCCATAGTTATTCTATTATACCACTAAAGGGCTTGCTCAGTACTAATTAGATATGTGGCAGCATCAAAGGCTTGTTTAATTTGTGTAACTTTTTGTACTCTAAACTTCATGTGCGTTGGTCCTGTAGATGGATATTTCATATCGTACTTACCATTAGAAATACCAACCCAGATCCAACTACCATAACTTCCACTTGTTTTCCATTGAACATAAACATCAAAACTCTTAAGTGATCCTTCATAAACTTGTGTTAACTTTTGTTCATCAGTTGGGTTTGTAATTAATAATGATGGCATTGTCCAAGTAATTGCAGCCGTATGGTTTGAATCATCTATATAAACATTATGAGGAATACTTGTTCCTGCAATATCTTCAATATCAAAACCAACTTCATCAAACGTACTTGTTGATTCTAGTTTATGTATTGGTGACCAATGTGAAGACCTATTCTTATCTTCAGAAACAATTCTATATCTCATTTGATAAAATAGTTCATCATTATTTCCTATATAATTAGGTAAATCTTTTTTTAATATTCTAACTTTTTTTATATTTTGATCTACCATTATTCAACATCCATAGCAAACCTAAACTCTATGTAGTTGCTAGTATTAGGACTTTTTACAATTGGTAATGAATCTATATTTCTTACAACTGTATAACCTGTTAAACCATATGCTGGATTTATATTGTTTTTGCTTTCAACTCTCAGGGCATCTAGTGCTACATAGTAAGAATCATCTACAGTATTAGCAGTTGATGCACCAGTAAGAACTTGAGCATAAACTTTAATTGTATCAACAGATTTCCAAGGAAAACCCTGAGTTGTGTTTAGATCTTTAAGTTCTTTATTTACAACAAAATATCTGTTTACATCAAAATCATAAGCAGAGTCATCGTTAACATGATCAACTCTTGCTTCCATTCTTGCATACGCACCAGGAGTATTAGATGCAGAAAACTCTACTAAAATTCGAGCAGCAATTTTTGATGTATTGATGTCTGCATCACTACCATCTTTATTTAAAACACTAAAAGCAAGTCTGAGTTCATCAGAGGTAGAATATTTTGAAAGGTTTGCGGATGTTCCAGATAACTGAATAAAGTTACCAGCACCAACTAGTGTTCCTGTTGATCCAGAAAATGTTGAAGAGTCTCCTCTCATTAAAACCATGTTGTTTAAAAATCTTGATCTTTCATTCTTTTCATACCTAGATGTATTTAAGAAAATAGTATTATCTGCATTAGTTTGAAAAATATCTAACTCTAAAGATGATCCGTTAACAGTAAAGTAATCTTTAACAACGTTTAGAATCAATGGATCATCTAATGGTTCTGCAACAATGTTTAAAGTATTAGATCCATTAATAGTCCAGTTTTCTGATTGAGTAAAGGATAGCAAAGATTTGCTATCGCTAGAGTTCAATAATCGATTAAAGCCTGCAGAGTATATTCCAACCTCAGTTATTTCATATCTTTCTTCTGTTGGTAATTCTGCAGTAAGCACAATCTTTGATATACCGTCTTCATTTACTATACCCCTTGAAGAAACTGGTACTCTAAACATTTCAAAATCTAGTTCTGTCTTATTTGAATAGTCTGGCTTTGTACCGCTAACGTATGGCTCTAAAGGCCTTGCACCGCAACCAACAGCGATATATGAAGCATATGAGGGAACTTGACCAAGTAGGTACTTCAATATTATATTTTTGCCAGTACTAGTAATCACTTAAATCTCCTATATTATATTGTATCATAATAGCCGCTTCCACTAGTTAGTATATTTATCTCTATTTGTTCATCATCTTCAATATTAACTAGTTCTAGAACTAAATCTCCTGTTGATGATTCTATATAAACGTTTACACCATTGTTACCATTTGCAACATTTGGTATCTTTTGATCAAGAACAATTGTAAAGTTTTTAAAGTACTCATAAGATGTTTGAAAAACTGGGGCTAAGGTGTAAGAATTATAACTTTGTAATATTTTATTAGAATTGTATATATTGTCATAAACAAGTTTAGAGCCAAACACCGTATCATTTCTATCAATATTAATAATTTCTTGTCCACCAATATCTTCAAATATTAAATTAGACATAGTCTCTATAGATACTTCTTCGTCTCCCACTATGATGTATTGCGGCTCTGCAACCTTAACCAAAGAACTATCTGATGAATTAGAGTATATTATTTGTGGTGTATTTGGAATTGAATCACTCATCTGCTACCTCATAACAATATAACTTCATTGTTGGACCCTGTGCTGATCTTGCATACTCAATATTATAAACAACAAATCTTTTATTTTCTGATGCTATGATATCTTCATTATTGGCATTTTTATAATATACGTTAACTATGTCTCCAAGTTGAATTGTTGGCATAGCAAATATTTCTAATCCAATTGCATTTTTAGGATCTATAGTTTTATTAACAATCCATCCAAGCAATGCTTCGGCATCATCTCTTGATTGTATGTATGGAGTATCCATTGTAAATTCTTTAGTGCCATATTTAGATTTACTTATTTTTAACTTATTATATTTATCTTTAGATTCAGTATTTGATTTTATAACTTGATCATCTAAATATTGTGTTTTAATATAGTTAGAGTTTTCTTTATAATAATCTTCAACTGTTAAAGTATGGTTTGTTGATTGAGTAAACGCAACTCCTTGAATTCTTAAATAATTACCAGATGTTTCATCTAGCGTTAAGACAGTATCAGTTGCATTAAAAATTAAAAATTCTGCACCGTAAGCATCTGGTAAAAATCCAGAAACTGTATAACCCTTTATTTTATTAAAAGTTGGAGATATTTTAGAATATAGTGCTGGATATGCTTTATCAAACTTGATATTAAAATATGCACACTCTCTCATAATAGAACCAAACTCATCAAAATAAAAATTGTAAGATGGAGGCTCTGAGGGACTTATGCCAGAAAGGTATGTTGACTGTATTACAGAACTTAAAGCGTACTTTCTAAATGCATCACTAGATGTGAGTTCTTGATTATCAAATATTTTATTAAATGGTATATCTATATTTTCTGAAACATTTTTAGAATAGTTGCTTCCTAAAGCAAATATGTTTTCAAACATAATTTTAGATGTTCCTCTGGTAAACAAACACATATTATTATAAATAGGAAGTGGGCTTGTGTCATCAACTATGGCAACAATGTTATTATTTATATATAAATAAAACTTTCTTGTTTGTCCAATATCTAAATATTCAACTGCTATGTCATATACGGTTGGATTAGACTCTCCTGTTACCCTGTATTGTCCAGTAAAGTTACCATCATCTACTAATATGTTAGTTGAGCCAGACCATAACTTTACAGGAACAGCCATATCTGTTGCACTATCTTTTCCTATCTTGTAAAACATTAAGTTAGCAATTGTAGAACCATTGGCATATTTATCTATGTTTGTTTCTGTTAATGCTGCGATTTCAAAATAATATCCCACATTGTTTGTAGGGTTAACCATAATTCCTAAGCCACCAGAGCCACCACCTATACTGATATTTTGAGATGGATCAGTTCCAGGAACAACGTAATATGTCATGCTTCCAGTTGGTGTTTGACCTCTAACCTCATTGTTTTCAACCTTACCAATAATTCTTAATCTAGTTCCAAAATGTTTAAATTTGCTGCTTAGTGGTTTATAAACATAGTTAATATAATTAATTGGTTTTTGTTCAAAGTTAAACGATGGCCCAGTCATAACCAATGCAGATGATTGAATGTTTCCAGATTTTTTATTAATTGAATTTTTATTATCATACTCTGAAGTATAAGAACTTGATAAAAAGTTTTTAATAATACCAGTTCTAGTTGTTTGTTTTGCTATGCTATCGCTAACACCAGCAGCACCAACTACAACTGTTTTGTCTAATGTTTTATTTGCAAACAAATATTCAGAATACATGTTACAACTTTTTACGTTGTCTCCACTAGTCCAATATGGGTTTAATCCAGCATGATGACTTGTGACCTCTGTTCCAAATTGACCTCTTCCATTCTTTATTACATCACCATCTTTTAAAACTTTTACACCATTTACTTCTACATAATCCAATTCTGTATAAATTCTAATTAATCCAGTTGGATACATTTTTCCGTTAAAGGGTAACTGAGAAAAATAATTCTCATAATCTTCAACATTAGTTATCCAAATATTTCCTATTCCAGAAACATTATATTCAACTGCATCGTACCTAATAACCTCACCATTCGAATA